TTCATAAATAATCCTTAAAAGGAGACAGTGAGGTATGTGGTGGAGTCACTGTCCCCATTTAAAGATTATATTACTTTCTGAACCAACTTGGAAGTCCTAAATGAGGCCTCATATCATTTATGTTTTGACCTGCATTTTGAGATTTTTGGTCGTTATAATGTAAAAATACCTGGACACAGTGATCTCCTAAAAATTCTTCTCTCCAATGCTCTAGTTCATTACCTCTATAAACCAACATATCTCCTGGTTTTAAAGTAACTTTTACGCCTTTATTATCACTAACAGTAGTTATTTTTTTACCATCAGCAACACCTACATTTTTCTTTGGTTCCAAATGTATGGGCCAAAGATCTCCACCTAAATTTAATGTTGTAGATATCTCACAACTAAATCTATCTTTATGTCTTTTTAAAATATCACCTGTTTTATATATTCTTGCGTAAGAATAAGTTGGATTTAATTTAAGTCCTGTTTTCTTTTCCATAATAGGTAAAGTTCTCATTAATAAAGTTTCCATAGCTATATCACCATAATGAGAATAGCTATTTGGAGCTTGCTCGTCTCCTTTTAAATTACCCCATTCATCCGAAAATGTTGAAATATATCTTTTTTCAATCATTGTCTGCACAACTTTTCTTTTCATTAAAAAGTAATTATAAACAAACTCTGCTATATCTTTTGGTATAGCCTGTTTAATTACACAATATTTATTATTTTTGAAGCTCATTTTTTTGACTCCTTTCCTTTGATATGGCTGTTTCAACAACTTTAATATTAAAGTGTATAAATCTAAATGGTTCTAGTCCTGCATCCACTGAAAACTCATGTGGAACATAACCAGGAAAAATAATCATTGTTCCTGGTTGTGGTTTATAATGAACTTGATTAGATCCTAATGTAATTTGCTGTTGATTTTTCATAAACAACTTTGTCATTTCTGCCCCAGGTCTTGGATCGTGAAATATAGGATAAGATGTTTTTTCACTACATTTTAAAAAATAAAATCCTGATACGTGTTGATTCCAATGTTGATGAGTAGAGTGATGACCACCACCTTTTTCACTAAATTCTTGTACCCAAAATTCTGTAAAATGTAAGCTATGGTTTTGTAAATTAAATCCTTGCCAATCTAAAAACTCATAGGATCGTTGTCCAATAAACTCTACTAAATCTTTTGCTTTAGGATCTTGTGAAAAACTTTCACTATGTTTAGATAAACCAAATGTGCCTATATCTTTTTTCCATTTAGGTTCGTTTTTTAATTTATCTTTTAAAAGTTTTTCTGCTTTCTTAATATATTTATCTGTAACTTTAATTGCATTTTTCAAAAACATTGGTGCTTCTGCAGTCCACACCGGTGTTTGAAAATAAAATGCAGATTTAAAATCTACATGTCCTTTAGGTTTACTACTTCCGCCTTGTTTTATATCATTCATATTATTTAAATGGATAACCTAGATTCCATATTACTAGACTATTCCTCTCTCCTTTTGTTACGGGTTTGACTCTATGCCATACAAATGAAGGGAATACAACCAAAGAGCCTTTTGGTAATATTTCTTTACACGTTCTTAAATTAGGTTTTTTATCAGGATCTTCATTCCTTAAATCAAACTCTAATTCTCCACCTTTGTATTCTTTTGGATCTGTTAACGTTACGGTCACAGATAATTTTCTTACTTTACCTTTTGTGGGTCCTTCTTCCATATAAGGTTTATCCCAACTATCACAATGCCAATCATAGTATTGACCTTTTTTATATATAGTGAATTGACAAGCTTCTGAATAATCCCAAAAAAAATTCCACCCTGCATTTTGATTTGCTATGTGAACGTATGGTTGTATTTCTTTGTATATCCAGTGATCGCTCATCCAAACAATATTTGAATCTCTTTTCTTTCTTAAATCTTTTAATTCTTCTTTAGTAAGTGGTTGTTTTTTTAAATCTCTATCTCTACCATAACCACCTGTAATGGCCATGATCTCTCTTTCTTTTTCTGACTTACCGTACTTAACAATAAGATCACATATTCTTGGTGGTATTATAGATTCAAAGTACCAATAATAATTAGATAAATTCATAGTTAATTGTTAAAGTTATATTTAAACCGTTAGAAGTATTTGGTGAAAAAGAATATTTATTAGTAGCTGGAAACATTATAAATTCATTATCTTTTATAGGTAAATGCCAAGTTCTATTTTTTCTTCTATTATCATCATATTCAATAATACATTCTGAAGAACCTTCTTTAACATCAACACCATAAATAAGAGTGTAGTCCGGTGAGTTACGTAAATCTACAGGTTCAACTTGATGTCTGGCCCAAGACTTTTCTTTAGGATGCATAATATTGCCGTGCATATTTTTGGGCACTAGTGTGGGACCATATTCACTTCTCCAATGATCTCTCATATAATCTTGCATCCATTGTAGAGGTTTGGAATAAGGCACAACATAATCATCAAAAGCATAAGCTTTTGGATTAGTGTTAACTCTGTTTTGTTTTACGTAAGATTCTATGATGTCGTTTCTTATTTTATCACGGTCAATCTCAAAGCCTTTAGGCATAGAAATTTCACCTGTATATAAGTCTACTTCTGTTAATACTTTCTTATGCATACCTGTGTAGATATTTAATAAACTCTAATTAAAATGTCAAGTAGATTAGGCTAATGTATTTTCAATATCCCAAGATTGACCAGACTCATTCCAGTTATATACCCAATTATGAGTTAAAGCATCATTTTGAGATTGTTGTTCAGCTGTTAATGCTGGTTCATCACCAATTGGTGATTGCCATCTTGCTTCTGATACATTTAAAGTCCAACTAGTATGTGGTTTCTTACCAATAAAGATATCATTATCTTCATCATAAGTCATACCTATACCTGCGTAGTTACCTCTTAAAGGTGTTCCGCCTGCAGAATGTTTTCCACGTAATGTATTATAAGATGTTTTTTTCCATAGAGGCCAGCTGTGGATTCTTTCCAAAAACTGTCTTCCTACTTCTTCATCTTCAACACCACTAGCGTTTTGACAATCTGCATCAGCTACGACTTCAACGCTGATAACTTTACTATTTATTCCTAGTTTTGCATAATGTGCCATAATGTTCTCCTTATATATTATTTGTTAAAGTTTGTAAATTCATTAATTCTGGAATTTATATCTTATAAATACTATTCCCGAACCTCCTGCTTTTCCTGCTGGTCCAGGTTGTGCTCCGCCTCCACCACCACCTGTGTTAGCAGTTCCAGCGGTTGCACCACATCCAGGTGCAAGAGCTCCTTGACCTCCACCTCCACCATCTGGTGCTGGTCCTCTTGCAGAATCTCCATGTCCTCCTGCTCCACCTGAAAAATATCTTGTTGATCCTACTGGTCCTGGAGTTCCATAACTTGGTGCTGTTGGGCCTACAAAACCATCGGCAATATAAGATCCTAAACCGCCTTTTCCTCCAGTTGTTCCTGGGGATGGTCCACCTACGCCACCTGCACCGCCGCCTCCACCACCTTGTGATGGTCCTGCAGTTCCGTTTTGTCCTTGTGGTGGACTTGTTGGTGGTGTGTTTCCAGTTCCTGCTGTTCTAGAACCAGGTGCTCCTCCGCCTGATCCACCGTTTCCACCGTCATTATTTGGGTTACTTCCACCGCCACCACCACCTGCGGATGTTATTGTACTAAAAATTGAATTAGCTCCTTGACAACCAGCTCCTGTTCCACATGAGCCTGCACCTCCTGCTCCCACTGTGACAGGATGAGCAGCTACTGTTGCAGTAATACCTGCTGGTGCAACCAATGGACTTCCTGCTGGACTTAATGCTGAAAAATATCTAAACCCTCCTGCACCTCCTCCTGATCCATCACCTCTACCACCACCGCCACCACCTGCTACTACAAAATATTCAAGTGTACCGTTTCCGTTTGGATTACCTGCATTACTAACACATAAAGTTCCAGATGCTGTAAAAGCATGAATTTTAAAATCACCACATGTAATAGTAGTATTTCCTCCTGTTGCCTGCACATAATTTGGTGCACCTGTAACGTTAGCAGTTGAATCATGAATGTCTTGCCAACCTTTTGTTCCATCAACATAAATTAAAGTAACTGATTGTGCTTCAGTAGATAAAACTGCGTTAAGGCAAGTTCCATTAATTTTAGAGCTATTTCTACAGAGAGTTACTGCATTACAATCCCAAGTACCTGCATAATCTTTAAATGCTACAATATCACCAGCTGATGGAGAACTTGGAAGTGTTACTGTAATTCCACCTGATGTAGTGTTAACAAAAAATCCATCGCCTGATACTGCTGTGAAAGGTGAAGTCTTGGCAGTCGTACACCAATCAACTGTCCCTGTTCTACCAAAGCCTGATTGAGATGCTCCTGAAGCTAATGAAACTGTTCCACCACAACGACCTAAAGTTACTGTCGTTGCATCTACTGTAACTGTTTTACCTGCTCCACCACCAACTGTAGCTGTGCATCCTGATCTTTGTTCTAATTTATTTACTTTAATTGTACTCATAATTATTGAAATTTGTATCTTACTATTACTATACCTGAACCTCCAATACCAGTTGCACACGCAGCAAGACCACAACCATAAGTAGCTCCACCGCCTCCTCCTGTGTTAACTGTTCCTTGAAACGCATTTGGTGTACCAGCACCTGAACTATAACCAGCTCCACCGCCACCATAAGCTCCGTTTGGTGTAGGAGTTGAAGGTGAATTTCCTGCTCCGCCTCCACCAGCAAAATATCTTAATGGGCCACTTGGACCTGGTGTTCCTACTGGGGATGCTGGATTAATTCCTGTGCCTGCACCATTTCCGCCAGCTGCACCAGTTCCAGGATTACCTGCTGCAGTTGCTCCACCTCCGCCACCGCCATAATAAGGGGGACTCCATGCTCCACCACCATTACCCTGTGGAGGTGATACTGAAGGGTCATTTCCTGAACCTGCACTCGCTCCACCATTTTCTCCGCCTGTTCCACCACCTGAACCACCTGGGCTTCCATTATGATAACCTGGGTTAGCTCCATCGTGTCTTGTGCCTCCTCTTCCACCACCTGAAGAGGTTATAGTTGAAAAAATTGATGATGAGCCATTTGTTGCTCCCGCGTAAGGAGTCGGAACAGTGGCACCATTACCACCTGCCCCTACTGTTATAGGATAAGACTGTGATGTTACCGATAATGCTGAACAAGGTGTAGCTGCTAAAGGTGATGCTGTGTAAGGATCACTAGAAAGTTTACCTTCTCTAAATCCACCAGCTCCGCCTCCACCACCGTGATTTGACCCAGCTCCGCCTCCACCTGCTACTACCATATAAGAAACTTTATTATTACCTGATACTGCACCTTGAGTAAGAGCAAGAGTTCCTGAACTTGTAAAAGTATGAATTTTATAATCACCACAAGTTGTTATTGTTCCACCAGTAGCTGTTATAAAATTAGGCTGTCCTGTAACATCTTCTGTAGAATCTTGAACTGTTTTCCATCCTCTAGTTCCATCAACATAAACTAAAGTTACCGATTGTCCTGTTGTTGTTAAATCAACTGGAAACGCACCTCCATTTATTTTTGAACTATTATTACAAACAGTAACTTTATTAGTGCCCCAGTTACTTGCATAATCTGCAAAAGAAACAATCGCTCCAGCAGAAGGCGATGATGGTAAAGTTACCGTAACCGTTCCTGATGAAGTATCAATAAAAAATCCGTCACCTGATACTGCCGTGAAAGGTGATGTCTTTGCCGTTGTACACCAATCAACTGTACCAGTTCTACCGAAACCTGTTTGTGTTGCACCTGATGCAAGATTAACAGCACCACCACATCTACCTAATGTTACTGTTGCACCATCAACTACAATCGTTTGACCAGAACCTGATCCAACTGTAGTTGTTGATCCACATTTTTTGATAATGTTTGAATCATCTGAAACTTTATTTATATTATCTACTTTAATTTTACTTGTCATAATTATTGAAATCTATACCTTATTATTACTACTCCTGAACCACCTGCACCACCTAAATTATAAGGTGCGTTAGATCCTCCAGAACCTCCACCACCTCCACCTGTATTTGCTGTACCTGCAACACCATTAGATCCAGGCGGACCAGCAGCACAACTTCCTGTACTAAACGCTCCAGAAGGACCTCCTCCACCTGCTCCTCCGGGTTGTAAATCACCTGCGTCACCGCCTCCTCCACCACCAGCTCTTGCTGTTGGTGTTGCGTTAATTGATGAAGTTGCTCCTGCTCCTCCAACACCACCACAATTTCCTGATCCATTACCACCTGCAGCAGTTGCACCACCCCCACCTCCTGCGGCTTGTTGCGGTGAACCACTTCTTGTTCCACCATCATTTCCTTGCGGTGGACTGACTGGTGGGGTATTTCCTGCGCCTGCTGCGCCACCACAACCTGTTCCACCAACACCACCTCCTGATCCACCTGCAGCACCAGTTGTGAATCCTGCTGGTGTTGATGGTACTCTTGCTCCTCCTCCACCACCTCCAGCACTTGTTATTGTACTAAAAACTGAATCAGAACCATTAACTCCTCTTGATGTGGCTGATGTAAATGGTGATGACCAAGTTGCTCCACCTGCTCCTACTGTTATCGGATAAGTTTGTACTGAAACGGGTAAAGCTGTTCCTGAATCTAAAGGACTATCTGCATAAGGATCACTAGAGCATTTACCTTCTCTAAATCCACCAGCACCTCCTCCTCCGCCACCACCAGAAGATGAATTTTCTTGTCCTGCTCCACCTCCACCACCTGCTACGACCACATATGAAACTTTTGCTCCGGAACCAGATCCAAAAACATTTGTTACTTGAAAGTCTGAAGATGAATTAAAAGTATGAATTTTATAGTCTCCTGATGTTGTTATTGTTCCACCAGTAGCTGTTATAAAACCAGGATTACCTGTTACGTTAGAGGTAGAATCTTGAACATTTTTCCAACCCTCTGTGCCATCTACATAAATTAAAGTTACTGATTGACCTTGTGTTGATAAAACTGCATTTGAACAAATGCCACCAATTTTTGATCCATTTCTATCTATTGTAACATTGTGAGTGCAAAAAGTGTTTGTGTAATCAGCTATTGAAACTATATCTCCAGCACTTGGTGATGCTGGTAAGGTAACAGTTACTGCTCCTCCACTTGTATTTACAAAAAATCCATCGCCTGATACTGCTGTAAATGGACTTGTCTTTGCTGTTGTACACCAATCTACAGTTCCTGTTCTACCAAAACCTGTTTGAGTTGCACCAGATCCTAAAGTTACAGCTGTGCCTGGGCCACCTAATGTAAGGGTTGAGCCACTTTGTTTAACTATTTCATCAACTTCTATTTTACTCATTAAACTATTACTAATGTCCCTGTTACTGTTATCGTTCCAGGTAGAGTGATTGGACCTGCAAGAACTGCGTTCTCAACAGTTTGTGTACCATCAATAGTACCTGCTTGGTTGTTTATAAATTCATTTGGCGATGTTTGGCCACCAATGTATTGAATGCCATTTATTACTGCTGTCATAATTCCTCCTACGAACTAATTGTGTCAATATAAGAAAGAGTTACATCTAAACTACTAGCTGTATCTGAAACTGCTTCTAATGTATCGCCACTTTGTAAA